GGCGCGCACCAGCCCTCCACCAGCTCGACCACCCGGCCGCCGGTGACGTCCTCGAGCCACGGCACCAGCCACCCGCGGATCTCCGGGAGCCCGTCCTCCCCGTTCTCATTCTCCCGCGCCGGGTGCTGCGCGTACGGCTCCCGATCACCGTAGGGCCAGTCCGCATCCCAATCAGAGGTGCCGGGCGCCCACAGCGACCAGAAGCCGTACCCGCACGGCGGGGTCAGCGCCCATAACCCGGACTCGGGGTCGGCGTGGGCCACACACCACTCGTCGAGCGCCGGGAGCGCCCACTTCCGGCTCCGTCGTCGACCGAGCAGCTTGGACGAGAGCGCGGTCAACGCCAGGATGCGGTTCGTGATGCTCACGCCACACCCGCCGCGATCGAGCCGCGCTGGTGCGCGTTCGCCAACGCGGCGACCAACTCCACCGGTGGGCCACCCATGATGGGCAGTCCCGCGTTGACCAGCTCGTCGAGCCGCCGCTCCACCGGCACCGGCTGCTCGGCAGGCCTGAGGTCTGCCGTCGGGAGGGGTGCCCACTTGGCGTACGCCAGCGCCAGATTCCGGAGTGCCTCGGCGATCGGGGCGCGCTCGAACTCCCGCGCCCGCACGCCGCGGTAGCCGATGCCCTCGGCCGCGCAGTACCCGACCTCCTGCATCAGGAGCCCGGCGAGGCGGGTCTCCCACCCGTGGCTAAGCCTGCCCGGCTCGCGGTCCGGGTCCCACCCTGCGGCGACGTAGCAGCGCGACGCGGCGAGCTCGCACCCGGCGATGCCAGTGAGGATCTCCCCGAGAGTCTCGGGGGACGCTCCGCCAGCGACGGCGGCCTGGTAGTCACGCAGCATCCGCCCGGCGATCTCGCCCAGCGTGATCGCGTCGTCCAGACTCTGGCTCGCCGGGATGGGCTCGGCGCGGCGGTCCCGCCACGCCAGGACGCGGGCGGCAATGCGGTCCACGACGCTCATCACGCCACGCCTGCCAGCTCGGCCGCGCCCAGCTCCCCGCGCCGCAGCTGCTCGGCGAGCCGAGCGACGGTGCCCCGCAGTTCCGGCATCGGCAGGTGCACCGTCACCGGCTCGCCCACCAACGTCCGGCAGTCCACCTCCAGGCGCAGTTCCGGCGCCCCGCCCCACGTCTCCGGGAACGCCAGCTCGTCGGAGCGCAGCAGGGTCAGGGTGAATCTCGCGTCGCACGTCTCCCACCGCACCGGCGCGCTGGAGTGCCGGATGTCGGTTTCGGTGCGCTCGCAGTGCAGCGAGTCGCACCAGGCCGGATGACGTGGGCCGGGTATGGCCCGGTCCAGGTGGTCCAGGCCGCACGCGGGGTGTCGCGGACCGGGAATGGGCGGGTTGGTGGGATGATCGAACGTAGCCATCACTGGGCTCCTTCGGGTTGGGTGGTGGTCTGGCCCCGGACCTGTTCACCCAGGCCGGGGCCGCTTGCTGCGATGGGTGAGGTCTGCTGCGGGTCGCGCATCGGCGCTGCTCCCGAATCCCCTTGGTGACGGCGGCCCCCCGCGGCGGGGAAGGCTCACACGGGGGGCCGCCTAGGCGCCGGTCCGGTACCGGTGCTCGTTCGGGAGAGTACCGTCCTATGATGATAGGGTCAACGGCGCGGCCGTCGTTCGATGAGATCCTGTAGGGATAGGGTCCCGGGCATGCCGATCACCCTCAGTCCCGGCTCGATCAGCCGCTACGACGACCGTCCGCTCCACCGTCAGCTAGCGGACGCGATCCGCGAGGCGATCCGGTCCGGTGAGTGCAAGCCCGGCGAGGCGTTACCCAGCGAAGCCGACATCGCCACCGCGACCGGCCTCTCCCGCACGCCCGTCCGAGAAGCCCTCGATTTGCTCGTGGCGGAGGGCCTGATCGTGAAACGCTCCGGCGCCCCCACCCGGGTGGCGACCCCACCGCCGGTGCGGCACATGGCGACCAGTCGCTACGCCGAGGAACTGGCACTGCTCCGGGCCGGCGGGGAGCACCCCCTGGGGTCGGCGTTCACCGAGGCGCACCGGGTGGCATGGGAGGACTTCACGGTCCGGGCGGACTACGCCGAGGACGGGGCGACCGAGGCGGATGCGGAGCGGCTCAACCTGGTCCCCGGCACGCCGGTGCTGCGCCGCAAGCTGGTGAAGTACGTCGCGGGCGCTCCCGTGCAGATGCAGGAGTCGGTGATCCCGTTGTCGCTGGTGGCGGGCACGCCGGTCACCGACCCGGCGCGGCAGCCGTGGCCGGGTGGGACGCTCGCGGAGCTGTACAGCGTGGGCCTGGAGGTGACCCGGGTGGTGGAGGAGGCGCGGGCTCGGACCCCGGAGGTGGCGGAGCGCCGGACGTTGGAGATGGCGGCGGCCGGGCCGGTGCTGGAGATCGTCCGGGTGTTCCACGTCGGAGACCGGCCGGTAGAGGCGTCCGTGGTTGTCGTCCCGGCGCGGGGTTACGTGCTGTGCTACGACACGGAGTTGGGCTGAGCGCGGCGCTCGCGCGCGTCAAGCTCGTTCAGCAGTGCCTCGGACGCACGATACGCGGCGTCCGTGGTGTGCTGCGCCGCGTCGGCGATGATCCCGGCGACGACCTGGGAGGAGCGGCGGGCCTGCATCGCCACGCCAGGGGCCGGGTTGACGGCCGCGTGAGACAGGTGGGCGCGCCAGTTCTCGATCTCGCGGGCCGCTGTGTCGAGCGCGTCCAACGCATCGGCGACGTCGTCACGCACGGTCCGGGCGATGTCTGCGGCCATGCCGCCAGGGTAGGTGCGGGTATCGTGACAGGTCAACATGATGATGAGGTGGCGCTGAGAGGGAGGCTGGACGTGGCTCTGTTCACATGGCAACACGTGCTCTACCGCTTCTATGACACCAAGGGCGCTCTGCTCTACGTCGGCATCACAGCGGACCTCAAGCAGCGCTTCCGCGGTCATGCAGCAGTGCAGCCCTGGTGGCACGAAGTGGCTGCGTGCAGGGTGGAGTTCCTTCCCGATCGAGAGGCATTGGTGGTGGCTGAGCGAGACGCCATCTACCGAGAGCAACCCCGCTACAACCAGCGAGGACGCGTCTGGGCACCGCTACCAGTAGCGGCGCCGGACCATGTCGCCAAGGGTGACTGGTCGCGCTGGGAAGACGAGATGCTGCTCGTGGCGGTTCGGAAGGGCGAGAACCGTCGAGCGCGCCGCGAGGCGTTGTGGTCCTGATCCAGCGGGTCGCGGCCGAGCTGCGCTAGTACGGGTACGGGCTGTTCGCGGCGATCAGTAGGGCCAGCAACCAGAACGCGAGGCCGATGCCCGCCAGCACGGACCAGAACATCATGATCGCCCGGATGGAGCGCAGGTTGTTCCGGATCGCCTCGAGGTAGGCGTCGGTGGAGGTCTGCGGCGTCTGCTGCTGCGGCTGGGTCATGCCCCGTCCATCGCATGCACCGGCGCGGCGTTACCACGGCCGGGTGACCCCGGCTGGGATGATGGGCTGGACGTAGTACGCCCCCGCGACCGCTCGCCACGGTCCGGGGGCATGGGCGATCAGGTCCTGGAGGTCCTCGCCGTGGCCCAATCTCAGCGGTCACTCCTTCGTCATGGTGACGACCACCACGGCATCGGAGCTGACCAGGGTTCCCGCCTCCGGGGCGATGTCCACCGCCACCCAGTTCGCCGGGTTCACCACGAACTTGTCCTCGGTGTCCTGCGACGCGAGCTGAAGGTTCGTCAACCCCAGGTCGGTGAGCTGGTCGTAGACGATCGCTCCGTTCTGCCCGGCCACCTCCGGGAGGGTCACCTGCGTGACCGGCGGCGCCGTGGACACCGGGGCCGCCGGCGGGGCGGTGACGGTGACGGTGCTCGGGGTCTCGGTGCCACCACCGCACCCGGCGAGGACGGCGGCGGCTGCGGCGAGGATCAGGGGGAGCTTGCGCATGCCCCCTCCATCGCATCGAGGTGCGCGGCGTTACCTGCTAGTCCGGCCACCGGCACACGTAGACGTGGCGGTCCGGCACATACTCCCCGACGCGGTACACCACGGTCCGATTCGCGCCAGCGAGTGTCAACAGGTCCCCGTCGACCTCGACGAAGGTCTCCGGCTGCCGGGCCAGCAGCTCGGCCACCACGTCAGGAGACACCCAGATGATCGGGTCGGCCCGGTCGATCCGGAGCTGGTAGCGGTTCGTCTCGGGGCAGTAGTAGGTGGAGAGGACGCACTCGCCGACCTTGTCCAGGTCCGCCGGTCCCCACGGCCTGTCACCCATCAACCCTCAGTCGGCTCCAGGGAATATGTGTCATGTCGAAGTAGTCCCACCCCAGCCCGGCCTTTCGATACGCGTCTGAGGTGGTGTATTCAAACAGGAACGCCATCCGCGCCCCACCGTTGTCCCCACAGTACGCACCATACCGCTGCAATGCTCGGGCTACGGTTCTTTCACCGCGGGTAATGCCGGGCAACGCGTCCACGTCGATATGCGGGTCGAGTTGTACCCGGGCGCCCTCCGGGATGGGGGTGGCGACTCCGGCCATGTTCGCCCCGTCGGTCTTAGTGGCGGGAAAGCGGAATACCCGTCTGGCGGCCATGTTGGTGGAGAAGAACAGAGCGTGCGGAATGTCTCCGGCCGCGATCTCACTGGCTCGGATCACACACGCATAGCGGGAGATGCCCGCACCCGTGGAGGACCCAAGGGTCTCTCGTCCGTCACCGTCCAGGGCTACCTTCGCGCCCCAGCCAGCAGACCAGGTGTCGCCACCGGCGTTGTAGCGGGCCTGCCAGAATGAGTACACCGCATTGCGCGCTGGGTCCACGATACACAGATGCCCGTCGGACCCCGGAGGTACCGGAGTACCCTTCGGAATAGGGACCGTGTCCGAGCCGAAGGGGTGCGGTCCCCACTCTCCGGCGTAGGCGAACGAAACCCGGTAGCGAGGCGTGGTGCTATCCGCAACTCGAAGGGTAACACCGAACTCGACCAGGTTGGCGATGTGCTTGCCGTTGGCCAGCTCCCTGACTATGGCGGCGGAGTTGGGGTCAACGCTAGGGCTCGCAATAGGCGCCCAGTGCCAGTCGGCCGTAGTGAAATACGGTCGTACAGTGGGTGGAGGAGGAGGCGGCGCCGCGTCACCACTGTAAGGGTGCCCCAAGTCTTGGGCCAGCTCCTTTAGCCGAGCGATGATCTCCTCGTGCTCAGTCATGCCTCCCATCCTCCCACCGCTGCCCGCGAACCACACAGGTGTACTTCCACGGGTGTCGTTCGGTGTAGAGACGACGTACAGTGACCTACGCCGACCCCGGGAGGTGCGCGTGTCCGAGCTGCGGTACGCCGAGGGTGGACGCATCCCGCTGCGCCGCCCAGCGCGGGACGAGGTCCCGGTCCACCTCAGCGACGGCTTCCCCTCCCGGGGCGAGATGAACCGGTTGCTGTTCGACCGCCACGACCGGGCGCTGCTCCTGGCGTGGTCGGTGGCCGCGGGGGCGCTGCTCGTCGCCGCCGGCGTGGTCGGGTGGGCGGTGCGACGTGGGTGACAAGCGGGCATTGTCCTGGGATGAGGTCGGGGAGCTCGAGAGATTACGTCAGTACCGGCGCGACCACTTCGGTGTCATCTGCCGGTTCGGTCACCACACCCGGTTCCGCGACCTGCTAAAAGATCCCAACGACACGTCCACAGCGGCGCACGCCTGCCTGCGGTGCGAGGTGGAGCGCCTCACCGCACTCCTGGAGGGCAGCGGTACGACCGGGGGGCCGGTGCGCCGTGGCTGACCCGCACGAGCTTCGCCGCGACCATGTTCCCGACTGGCCGCTGCGCCGCTGGGTGCGGTGGCGCTACTTCTCGTGGCTCCCGCAGCTGTCCGAGTTCCGCACCGTCTACCTCGACGTCCGGGCTTGGCTCGGTGGGTGGTGCAACCACTGCCCCCGCACGGCGGGCGACCCCGGCGGCGGCTACGGCCACTGGCGCTGCGAACGCCGTCGTGGCCACGAGGGGATGCACCGCGTGAACAACTACGTCTGGGACGACAACGGGCAGACGGACTACCTCCCTGTCCCGCCGAACGGCCCAGGTCGCGGCCCGCGCTCGCCGTGGCCGCGGCGACACCTCCGCGGCTCCTGGCGGCACCGGATGCAGCAGCAGGCGCGACGCCGGGAGCGGGAGAAGGCGCCCCGTGACTGACCGCATCACCTACGACGCCCCGGACACCGACCGGGTGGACGAGATCATGGTCGCCGACTGCGACGTGCACATCGAGATGCTCGACGACAGCGCCGCCTACTTCCACCTCACCCGCGACGGCAAGCAGGTCCGGGGCGACATCACTGCCACGCGCAACACTCGACGGCGACCGGCGCTGCGGATCACCGTCGAGGACGACGAGATCGGGCTGACCGATGACTAACGACGACACAGTGACGCGGAGGACAGGATGGCCGAGCCGGAGAGCAACCTCTTCGCCCATGCTCGCTACGAGCTGGAGCGCATCGGCGAGGAGCCCTTCACCGTGGAGTGGTACTTGTCGGTGGTCCGGGCGTTCGCCGCGTTCGGCCATACCGGCACCTCGGCTGCGGTGACGTTGTCCGTGCTGGAGCGGTTGCTGCGCTTCGAGCCGTTGACCGAGCTGACCGACGACCCGGCGGAGTGGATCGACCGCAGCCACGTCACCCTCCAGCCGTGGTGGCAGAACGCCCGCGACGGCCGCGCCATGTCCCACGACGGCGGCAAGACCTACTGGCTGGTGAACGAGCGGGACGCAGCCGGAAGCATGGAGACCACGCCCATACACCAGAGCCAGGAGAGCGCGTCGGCGGCGCCCCGTGGCTGAGCCGATCGACAGCATCGCCGCCGACTACTGGTCGCTCCACTTCGGCGGTACGTGAGGAGCGGCCGTGAGCGAACTCGGCAAGCGCAAGCCCAGCCTCGAGGACGTCCGCCGGTGGCTCATCGAGGACGCCGGCCGATGGTTCGACGAGCACGGCCGCACCAGCGACCCGGTGCTCGACGGCTTGCGCTACGCCGCTGCGCACAGCGCGGCCGAGGCATCAAAGACGGGTGCACCGGAGGGGCGGCCGTGACCAACCGTCCCGACGGGGCCTGTGTCACCCACCGTCCCCCGAAACCCGGCCGGCCGTGGCGACGCCCCGACCCCGGATACCAGACGTGCAGCCCCTGCTACGACCGGCTGCACCAGTGGCTCAGCCCCGCCAGCGTGGACGACGACGGCCGCCCCAACTCCATCCCCGGCCTCTACGCCCTCCTCGACCCCCACCCGCTGCGCACCGACACCGGGCGCCGCGGCCCCGGCTTCGCCTCCCGCTCCCCGGCCTCCGACCACATCATCGCCATCACCGACCACCGCTCCCAACGCTACGACCCCGGCGACCCCCACTCCGCCCCCGGCCTGCTCACCTCCTGGGTGCAATGGGTGTGGTCGGAGCGCTACGAACCCACCGCCCTCGACCAGCCCGACTACCTCACCCGCCTCGCCACCCTCCCCCGCACCGTCGCCACCGCCGCCCCCTGGCTCGACCAGCAGCTCGACTGGCTCACCCGCCAGGACACCGTTGCCGACCTCCACCTCGAGCTGGGGGAGCTGCACTCTCAACTCCGGGCCGCCACCGGGGAGCCGACATCACCCCCCCTCGGGCACTGCATCGAGCTCCTCGACACCGGGGAGTGCGAAGCCCCCATCCGCATGCCCGCCGGGACGCAACCCCGCGCCCCCGACGAGCCGATCAAGGACCTGCCGGCGGTGCAGTGCCCGCGATGTGGCACCACCTACGACGGTGCCCGGCTGCTCCGGCTGCGGCTGGCGAACGAGAGGGAGCAGCGGCGTGCTGGTGATCCAGCGGCCTGACGGGTGGCTCTGCGACCGCGAAGCCCTCTCCGTCTGGCTCAAGCGCAGCCCCGAAACCATCCGCCGACACTGTCCCGTCGCGGACTACACCAGCGACGGCCGCGCGCTGCACAACATGGAGCACTGCGAACTCATCCTCGCCGCCGTCCCGACACGACGCCGAGCTGCTTGACCACCACCACCGCTGCTATACCATGCGGATCAGACGGACCGACGTATGTCCGCAGCGAGGTGGAGCAGCTCGGTAGCTCGCTAGGCTCATAACCTAGAGGTCGTGGGTTCGAATCCCATCCTCGCCACTTACCCACCCCGGCCCTCGTGGTCGGGGTCTTCTGCATCCGGCCCTTCCACGCCAGGAGCAGCAGAGGAGGCCACCATCCTCACCACGATCTGCATCCTCGTCGCCGTCCTCGGCCTGGTGTTGATCCTCCTCGCCGTGCTGCCCGTGACCCGCTCCCACGTCCCCGGACCCGGCCTCGGCATCACCCTCCTCGTCGTCGGGGTCGCGTTGTACGTGGTGCTCGCCGTGGTCCCGGCGGCACCCGTGTGAGCGAGCAGCAGACCCGCGCCGCCCTCGACGACGCGCTCCGCGCCCACGCCGCCCACGACCTGGCCGACGACGGGGAAGTCATCGTCTCCTGGATCGCGCTCGCCGCAGTCCGCCGAGCCGACGGCGGCGGCGTGGTCATCCTGATGCCCAGCGACGGCGTCATGCCCAGGTGGGAAGTGCTCGGCATCCTCTACGAGAGCCTCCGGTCCCTCGACACCGAGGACGAGGACGAGGACTGACGGGAGGGGCGCCGTGGCCGACAAGCGAGGCAAGGCCCCCAGCCGGAACACACCCAGCACGGGGACACCCAAGGACAAGCGGCTCAAAGGCAACGGCGGGAAGAAGCCCGGCCCCAAGCCCGGCAAGAAGTAGCCCGAGACAGTAAGACCGACCTTCTACTATCTCCGGGGCGGTGGCCGTGGCGGAGAACAACCTCGAGGAGTACTGGAAACGCGGCGAGGGTGCCGCCAAGATCCGCTGGGGCACACCAGGTGACTTCACCCGCTGCGAGCGTCACCTCGACAGCAAGGTGGGCAGCGCACGCGCCAAGCGCATCTGCGCCCAGTGGCACTACGAGGTCAACGGCTTCTGGCCCGGGGACAAGAAGAACCGCTGATGCCCGGCGGATGGGCGGGCAACAACCGCCTCATGCCAGCCAACTGGCCGCAGCTACGGGCTGTTGTCCTGCGACGGGACGGACGACGCTGCACCTGGATCGAGCACGGACAGCGCTGCACATCCCGAGCCAGCGACGTGGACCACATCGACCGCACCGCCGGAGACGATCCATCGAACCTGCGGTCACTCTGCACCGACCACCACCGCCGCAAGTCCTCTGCCGAAGGCAACGCGGCGCGCTGGCGGTACAGCCGTCGGCGACCCGCCGAGCGACATCCCGGGCTGAAGTAGAGGGTGGGCACCGCTCCCCCCTCCCCCCGTCCTCCTGAGCGGGAAGTGCTGCCGCTCCGGTTCTGTACGGGACGCCACATCCGGCGATCTGAAGCCCCTGCTACGCCCTCGCCGCTGGCTCCCGACACGGGAGCGTGCGGTTGATCCCGACACGGGAGTGAACGATGCAGCTGAACGGTGGCCCAGCGCCGAAAGCGGCGGATCAGCGGGCTCGACGGAACAAGCCGTCCACGGCCGCGGTGCAGTTGCCCCGGGAGGGCCGCGCGGGGGATCCTCCGCGGTGGCCGTTGGCGCGGAAGGCGACCTCGGACTGGGCGTTGTGGGTGGAGCTCTGGGGCACCCCGCAGGCCGCGGCGTGGGAGCGGATGGGCGCCGGTCTGGTGCGCGTCGTGGCCCGCTACGTCGTCACGGTCCGCCAGTCGATGAGCGACCCGAGGCTGCTGCCGGAGGTGCGGCAGCTCGAGGACCGGCTGGGCCTGAACCCGATGGCGATGCGCCGGCTGGGCTGGGAGGTGGCCCGGGACGAGGTGTCCGAGCGGCGCCCTGAGGGGCGGAGCGCGCGGTACGAGGGTCTGCGGGCGGTGGGCGGCTCCGGTGCCGTGGCGCGGCCCTGAGCACCCGGGGGAGTTCCCGACCTTGGGCTGGGTGGTCCTGGACTGGATCGCCGAGTATCTGATCGTCCCGGACGGTCCGCTGGCGGGTGAGCCGCTGGCGTTGACCCGGGAGCAGGCGCAGTTCGTCCTCGACTTCTACACGGTGGACCCCGGGTTTGAGGGCCCGGTGATCCGGGGGGCGACGCTGCAGAACGCGCGCCGTATTCGCCGGGCGGTGCTGTCCCGCCCGAAGGGGGCCGGCAAGAGTCCCGTCCTGGCAGCGTTGTGTTTGGCGGAGGCGTTGGCGCCGGTGCTGCTGGATGGTTGGGACGCGCACGGGGAGCCGGTGGCGCGGGAGTGGACCTCACTGGGGTTCAAGGCGAAAACACAGGTTATCGCCGTGTCCGAGGACCAGACGAGCAACACGTGGGACCCGCTGCTGGAGATGGCCCGCAACGGGCCGGTGCTGGACGCGTTCGACATCGAGCCGATGGAGACGTTCATCAACGTCCCCCGCGGCCGGGTCGAGTACACGACGAGCGCCGCACTGTCCCGGGAGGGCGGGCGGCCGGTGTTCAGTGCGCTGGACCAGACGGAGAGCTGGTTGCCGAACAACGGGGGCACGAAGCTCGCGGCAACGGTGCGGCGGAACCTGGCGAAGGTGCAGGGCTCCTCGGTGGAGACCCCGAACGCGTACGTGCCGGGGGAGAACTCGGTGGCGGAGAAGTCGTTCGAGGCGTTCCGCCTGCAGCGCGAGGGGAAGCTCAAGGCCGACGACGGGATCCTGCTGGATCACCTTGAGGCGCCCGCCACCACGGACCCGGAGGACCGGGAGTCGCTGCTGGCGGGCTTCGCGGTCGCCTACGGCGACTCGGCGGACGTGAACGGCGGCTGGGTGAACCTCACCCGGGTGCTCGCGGACTACTGGGACCCGGACACCGACCCGCAGGACGCGCGGCGCTACTTCCTGAACCAGGTCACGCACGCGTCGGACTCGTGGCTGTCGCAGCCGGAGTGGGCGGCGCGCCTCAACATCGACCGGGTCGTCGCCGACGGGGAGGCGGTGGTGCTCGGCTTCGACGGGTCGCGCCGACGCAACCGTGGGGTGACGGACGCCACGGCCCTGGTCGGGTGCTGCGTGGAGGACGGGCACCTGTTCGAGATCGGGGTGTGGGAGCAGCCGGAGGGCGCGGCGGGTAGGGAGTGGGAGATCCCGCGCCCGGAGGTGATGGCCGCGGTGCGGATGGCGTTCTCCGGGTACCGGGTGCTCGGGTTCTACGCGGACCCGGCGAAGTGGGAGACCGAGGTCGCCGCATGGGAGGCGGAGTTCGGCCGACGGCTGCTGGTGCGCGCCACCCAGGCGCACCCGGTGGAGTGGTGGATGACGGGTGGCCGGACGACGCAGATCGTGAAGGCGGTGGATGCGCTGGCCACCGCGATCCGCGAGGGCCAGATGTCGCACGACGGGGCGTTCGCGCTGACCCGACACATGCTCAACGCGCGGCGCCGGACGAGCCCGTCCGGGGTGACGATCGCGAAGGAGCACCCCGACTCGCCCCGGAAGATCGACGCTGCGGTGGCGTCGGTGCTGGCGTGGCAGGCGCGCCTGGATGCGGTGGCGAAGGGCCTCGGGCAGGCACGCCGGGCGCGCAAGGCGTACGGATTCTGACCCGGCTGGGGGCGACATGGCTGAGGCCGGCGACCTGGCGCCCCTGGAGTGGCTGGCGCGGCTCGGACCGAAGCTGATTGACCGCCAGGAGCGGGTCGAGACGTGGCGCCGCTACTACGACGGCGACCACGACCTGCCCCAAGGCCCGAACCAGCACCGCGAGGCGTTCCGCCGGTTCCAGAAGCTGGCGCGGACGAACCTGTGCCTGCTGTGCGCGGAGAGCATGGTGCACCACACGCAGGTGACGGGGTTCCGGGACACCTCGGTGGGCGACACCGACGACGCGGTGTGGCAGTTGTGGCAGGGTGCGAAGCTGGACGCCCGCCAGTTCGGGATCTGGCGTAAGGCGTACTCCCGCGCTGCGGCGTACGTGACAGTGGGGGCGGACCCCCGCCGGCCGCGGACCCCGCGGGTGACGATCGAGGGCCCGGAGAACGTGATCGTGGAGACCGACCCGGGGGACGCGTCCCGCCGGTTGGCGGCGCTGCGGCTGTGGCACGACTCGATCGCGAAGCGGTGGATGGCGACCCTGTACCTGCCCGGGGTGCGGCACCACTGGCAGACCGCGGCGGAACACACGACCGACGACCGCACACTCGGCCCGCTGCGGTTCAACCCGCAGCGGTGGGAGAAGCGCGCCGAGCCGGGCCGCTCCCTCGCGCAGGTGCCGGTGGTGCCGTTCCTCAACGCCGACGAGGGCGAGGAGCCCCGCGCGGAGTTCGACCCCGGCATGGATGTGCAGGACCGGTTGAACCTGACCGTGCTGAACCGGCTGACCGCGGAGCGGTACGCGTCGTTCCGCCAGCGGGGCCTGTTGAACTTCGAGCCGGAGACCGACCCGGTAACCGGGGTGAAGATCTCCCCGTTCAACCCGGGCGTCGACCAGCTGTGGACGGTACCCCCGCCGGAGCCGGGTGACTCGGAGCCGAAGCTGTTCGACTTCGCCCAGACCGACACCTCCCAGATGCTCCGCGGGACCGAGGCGGACATGCGGGCGTTCGCCGCGGTCACCCTCACCCCGGTGTACTACCTGCCGGGGGACCTGGTGAACATCGGCGCGGACTCGGTCGCCGCGCTGGACGCCGGGCACATCGCGAAGGTGCGCCAGCACCAGACGCTGTGGGGCGAGGGGCTCGAGGAGCTCCTGCAGCTCATGGCTGACGTCGCGGAGCTCGACAAGGACCTGTCCACATCGGAGATCGTGTGGATGCGGCCGGAGAACTTCAACCCGGCGCAGATCGCGGACTACGCATCGAAGCTGGTCGCGTCGAAGATCCCGATCACGATGGTCGCGGAGGAGATCGGGTGGAGCCCGCAGCGGGTGGTGCAGCTCCGGACCGAGCTCGCGGCCGACGCGATGCTCGCCGGGCTCGCGGCACCACCGCCCGATAGGGCCCCCACCGCACCCGCGCCGCAGTGACCCCGGAGCGGTTCGCCATCCTCCGGCGCCTCCTGTCCGACCGTCTCGCCGCGGCGTTGCGACGGCTGTTCCTCGACCTGGGGGCGTGGCGCGAGGAGGACGCGCGGCGGTTCGCCGCGCAGGCCGTGCCGCTGGTGCAGGGTGCTCAGCGCACCCTGGCGACCCTGACGGCGGCGTACGTCGCGGCGCAGGCTACGGAGGCGATCGGCCGCCCAGTCCCGCCACCGGGGATACCGGACACCCGGGTCCTCGGGCTGCGGGGCGTCGACCCGGCGCAGGTGTACCGCCGGCCGTTCGTGGAGCTCTACACCGCCCTGGCCCGCGGCAAGCCGATGACCGAGGCCCTCGACCTCGCCTCGTCTCGGCTGTCGCGGATCGCCGAGCTGGACATGCAGCAGACCTACGCACACGCCACCCAGGCAGCCATGCAGGCGCTGCCGCCGGCCGTGCGCCCGTCCGGGTGGCGTCGGGTGCTGATCGGACCGGAGAACTGCGCCCTCTGTGTCGTCGCCTCGACGCAGAGCTACACCATCGAGACGCTCAACCCGATGCACCCCGCGTGCGACTGCACGGTGGCCCCCCTGTTCGGCGACGTCGACCACGTCATCGAACCGGACCAGCTCGAGCGGGTCCACGCCGCGGTGCAGGAACTGACCGGCACGGTCGACCGCGGTGCCCGTGCCCCGGACTACCGCCAGATCACCGTCGCGATGACCAACGAGCACGGCGAGCTCGGCCCGATGCTCGCCCGGCCCCGCGACCGGTTCACCACGGCAGCCGACCTGCCGACCTGACGTCCGCACCCGACATGGGTGCGGCCATCCCGACACGGGAGCAGCACATGAGCGACAACGCAGACGACGGCGCAGCCACCGCAGCACAGGACGGTCAGACCGGCCAACCGGACCCGAACGGTGCCGCGCCCGACACGGGCGACGCCACGGACTGGCAGGCCAAGGTCACCGCACTGGAAGCGGAGGCGGAGAAATGGCGCACCCTGGCCCGCAAGCATGAGGGCCGCGCGAAGGAGAATGCCACGGCGGCGTCCAGAACCAAGACCGTCGAGGAGCAGCTCGATGAACTGCGCAGCCAGCTGGCGCAACGCGACATCGCCGACGTGGAGCGCAGCGCCCGACTGGCGCTGACGCAGGTCCGCACCCGGCTGGCCGAGGCCGGCATCCGCGGCGCCGACGCCAGCGGCCTGCTGGAGCTGGTCAACGGCACCGCGCTGCTCGCCGATGGCGAACCCGACGAGAAGGCGATCGACAAGCTCGCCACCTCGCTCACCAGGATCGCCGGCCGGGCCAGCCCCGACCCCGACCAGGGCCGCAAGGGCGGCAGCGGGCCGCCCGACATGAACACGCTGATCCGGCGCGCCGCCGGCGTCGGCACCTGACACGTAGGTCCCGGGTGAGGGGTCTACCGAGACGGAGAAGGTGAACCCCTTGCCGTACAACAACGTGACCTCGCGCACCGATGCGGAGGCCTTGATCCCGGAGGAAGTGTCCCGGGTGATGCTCGGGAAGGCCACCGAGGAGTCCGCGGTCCTGGCCCTGTTCCGGCGGGTTCCGGTGTCCCGGAAGCAGCTCCGGTTCCCGGTGCTCTCGGCGTTGCCCGTGGCGTACTGGGTCGGTGGGGACACCGGGCTGAAGCAGACCACCGAGATGGCCTGGACGAACAAGTTCCTCAACATCGAGGAAATCGCCACGATCATGCCGGTGCCGGAGAATGTGGCCGCCGACATCGAGATCGACATCTGGGACGACGCGGAGCCCTACCTGCGGGAGGCGTTCACCCGGACCCTGGACGCCGCGGTGTTCTTCGGGACCAACGCCCCCGGGTCGTTCCCGACGAACGTGCTCGCCGCCGCCGTCGCCGCTGGTAACACGGTCACCGAGGGCACCGCCGCTGCGGCGGCCGGTGGCTACATGGGTGACATGGACGCCCTGATCGCCGCAGTCGAGGAGGACGGGTTCGACGTCACCGGGTTCGTCTCCGCCCTGTCCGCGAAGCGGATGTTCCGGGCCGCGCGCAACACCACCGGTGAGCGCATCGATGCGGGCCGGATCACCGGGGACCTGAGCACGTTCGACGGGTCTCCGATCGCCTACCCGATGCGCGGTATGTGGGGCACCGGCGGTGCGGCGGGCACCAACCCACGGCTGTTCGCGGGGGAGTGGGCCACCCAGTTCATCGTCGGGGTCCGCCAGGACATCACCCTGAAGATCCTCACCGAGTCGGTCATCCAGGACAACACCGGCGCGATCATCTACAACCTGGCCCAGCAGGACATGATCGCGCTGCGGCTGAAGTTCCGCGTCGGCTGGCAGGTCGCGAATCTGATCAACAACGACAACCCGACCGAAGCGGCCCGTTACCCGGCCGCCGTGATGCGGTTCTGACCCGAGGGGAGCTGAAACCATGGCTACCGGACGAGCCAGCGAACCCCGGTCGATCACGGTGACGACCGCCAGCGCGTCCACCGCGCTCACCGGGCCCGCGAACACCTTCAACGAGGAGGACGCTGGCCGGCCGATCGCCGCCGCCGGCGTTCCCGCCGGTGCCACCCTGGCGACGGTCACCTCTGACACCGCGGCCGTTCTGTCCGCCGCGGCGACCGCTGCGGCCACGGTTACCGCCACCCTGGGTGACGCGGGGTCCCGGTACGGGTTCCTGGGCTGGTCCCCGGAGACCGACGCGGAGTCCGAGGTGTACTCCATCGCCGGAGGTGCGGGCGCCACCGACCCCGCGCGGATCACCAACCCCACCACCCCGATCACGAGACGGACGAGGACCTGACCATGGCGCAGGAGAAGAAGTCCGAGCAGGTCATCCCGGTCGTTGACGGCACCGAACACGGCTACTTCGGCACCGTGATGGACGACACTCCCAACGAGGCGTACTCCGTCACTGGCACCACGAGCGCCGGCCCGAAGGACGAACCTGGGTCGACCACGTCGAAGGACGAGCCGAAGTCGGCCCCGAAGTCCAGGGCATCGACCAAGTCCTGACCGCCCGGCGGGAGACAGCTCATGGCCACCTACGCGTCCGTGCCCGATGTCCAGGACCGGTGGGAGCAATCCATCCCTCTCGAGGGGTACTCGAGGGTGGCGACCCTGCTGGACCGCGCCGAACGGGTGCTCACGGCCACCGTCGGGGACCAGGTGCCGCGGATCGCCGCTGGCCTCGTCACGGCCGAGGACGTACGGGACGTGGTGTGCGAGATGGCGCTGCGGGTGCTGCGCAACCCCGGGGGCATGCGGTCCCAGACCGCCGGCCCGTTCTCGGCCACGGTGGACGCGACGGTGTCCTCGGGCCGACTGTTCGTGTCCCAGGCGGACCGACGGCAGCTGCGGCTCCGCCGGGGCGCGACCTCCGTTCCGCTCGAGGACCCGGCGCTGGCCACGTTGCTGCTGCACCCGGACCGGGACCGGTGGCCCGCCGACGGCCCGCTGCCCACGCCGTGACATTCCCCCACGGTGAGACGGCCACGGTGCAGCGCCCCGGGGGTGAGACGCGGTACGGGGACAAGCTCCCCGGCACCGAGCACACCCTCACCGGGTGCGTGTTCGCCCCCCGGGAGTCCACCGAGCTGCACGAGTTCCGGAACACGGTGATCGTCGGCCTGACCATGTACGCGCCTGCGGGGGCGGACATCCGGGCGACGGACACCGTGGTCCGCTCGGACGGCACCCGCTGGCGGGTGGAGGGCCAGCCGGGGGTGTTCACCAGCCCCTTCACCGGCTGGACCCCGGGGGTGGTCGTCGCGTTGGAGAGGGTGACGGGCTGATGCCACGAGGCCCGGTGGAGTACCGCAGCGACTACCGGGGGGCCGGCCGCCTGCTGCGGAGCAGTGAGATGGCCCGCGCCGTGCTGGCCGCCGCGGAGCACGGGGCGGACGCCGCTCGGGCCGCCGCGCCCCGGGACAGCGGGGAGCTCGCCGCGTCGATCCACGTGGAGTACGCCGGTGACCGCGGCGGGGCCCGCGGGGACCGGGTGGAGGCACAGGTCGTCGCAGACGCACCGCACGCGGCGAGCGTGCAGTTCGGGACCAGGTACCAGCGGGCGCAGCCGTTCCTGGGCGCCGCCATCGACGCGATCGAGGGCCCCGGGTGAGCACCCCGTTCCCGGACGCGGAGGACGTGGTGATGGCGATCCTGGAGCCGCTGGCGCCCGGGAGGGTGGTCCAGTCCACCCCGGCGGAGTGGACCCCGCCGTTGATCCGGGTGCACCAGACCGGCGGCACCAGCGACCGGTTCAACGACCGGCCGGTGGTGACCGTGGAGACCTTCGGGGTGGACTACCCGGCCGCGAAGGACCTCGCGAAGGCCGCGCGGCAGCTGATTCTGGCCGCCCGGGGCACCGGGGTGCGGAACGTGGCGGGGCACTTCCGGCCGGTGCTCGTGGACCGGGCCGAGGACGCCGCCACCCCCCGCGAGGTCGGCTACGACGACCCCGACAAGCGGCGCAAGACGGCGTCCTACCGGCTCACGATGCGCCGCCCCCGGGCCTGACCGGCCACCCACCAGCCAGCCTCCGTGCAGCAGTGCGGCGGGCATCCCTGCAGCAGACGAGGAGGCCGCTGTGCCGACCATCGAGACGATCCTCACCAAGAACGACGACCTGGTCCGCAAGGGCCTCAACGGCGGGATGCTCCTCGGCCGATACCCCACCGTCCCGGTGCTGACCACCCTGCACGCCGCGGACGGGATCATCGCCCTGCCCACCGGCTACGAGTCCGTGGGGCACATCTCCGAGGACGGCGCGACGTTCGGGATGGACGACGAGGTGTCCGAGGTCCGCGGCTGGGGCTCGAGCACCTTCATCCGCCGCGACATCACCTCCTCGGACAAGACGATCGCGTTCACCGCGCTGGAGACGAAGCGGCTCACGAAGGAGCTGCAGACCGGGATGGACCTGTCCGCGGTGCCGATGGCCGCGACCGGTGAGGTGGTCATCACCCACCCGGACCGGGTGTCCACCCGGTACTGGCGGGCCCTGGCGCTGGGCACGGACGGCGACGGGGACCAGCGGTACTACTTCGGGAAGTTCTACCCCCGGGCCGCGGTCACCGAGCGCGACGAGGAGGTGTGGTCCGACGGGGACGACCCGATCTCCGTGGGGGTCACCATGTCCGGGATGCTGGACCCGGCGGCGGGCTACGCGCTGCGGGAGTTCCTGTTCGGGCCGGGTGCGCTGGCGGCGGCCACCGCGATGGGCTGGACCATCGGCACGCTGCTCGCCCCCACCGGGCTGGCCGCCGGCACGGTCGCCGCGACCACCGTCGCGCTCACCTGGAATGCGGTCACCAACGCCACCGGCTACCAGGTGCAGATCAGCACCAACAACGGGGACACCTGGGCCGATGTCGCGGCCGGCGCCGGCGGTGCCCCGGCGACCCCGAGCACCACGGTCACCGGCCTCACCGCGTCCACCGGCTACCGGTTCCGGGTGCTGGCCACCAGCGCGTCGGGCACCAACCGCGGCCCGGCGTCGTCGTCGATCGGCGTCACCACCACCGCCTGAGTGAGGAGACCGACATGGCCGACGAGTACAAGTACGTCATGGTCAGCCCGGCGGGCAACGAGCACCCCACGAACGACGAGAGCTACCGGTACCGGCTGCTGTCGCAGGGCTACACCGAGAAAGGCGGGGACCCGTCCGAGGAGGTCCCGCAGGCGCAGTCCGGGCAGCCGGAGACCGGCGAGCCGAAGCAGGAGCCGAAGCCGCAGAAGGCGTCCGGCAAGACGTAGCCGCTGATGGTCACCGAGGCCGACTACCCGCTGCTACTGACGATCCTGACCGCAGTTCTGGCCTGGTTGGCGTCCGAGCTGGACCGCACCCGGAGAGGGAAGATGGCACGCAAGAGCAGCGACTTCCGCCGTGAGGCGACGAAGCTCCCGTACCAGCTGGAGCTGGAGAACGGCGAGACCGTCACCTTCCAGGACCCGAACCGGCTCACCACGAGGAGCGCGTTCGAGCTGGCCGCCGAGCGGGACCCGGAGAAGGTCCTGCGGACCCTGCTCGGCAAGGACTTCACGACGTTCTGGGCCGAGTTCGGTGAGCGTCCGGCGGAGGAGACGAACGCCGTGATCGAGGACGCCACCTCCTACTACGGGGTCAACCCGGGGAAACTCGGGAACTCGCCGAGCTGATCGACCGGTACGGCGAGGCCATCCACTGGGACCTGCGGGAACGCTGGGGCCTGGACCTCAAGGACTACTTCGACCCCGAGCAGGGCCGGACCCCCGCGGAGCTGTGGGCGTTCCTGGACGGCCTGCCGGGCAGCTCCCACTACTGGGGGGCCCGGTCGAAGGACCCCGAGCCGCTGCGGGAGGCGAAGCGCCGCGGGATCGCGGTGAAGCCCCGCAAGGCGCCGCCGCCGGAGGCGTACGAGTACAGCCTGGTGGCGGAACGCCTGGACATCGTGGCGGAGCAGCTCAACACGATCTCCTACCAGCTGTACAACCAGAACGCGAAGAAGGGCCGACAGAAGAAGGTCAAGCCCCTGAAGCTGCCGACGCCGGTCACCGCGGCCTCGGTCCTGCGCAAGGAGGAGGCCCGGGCCGCGTTCGCCCACATCGAGTCGGTGGTGCGGTTCGTGCCGGTCGAGGAGTACCAGGCACTCGCGCAGCACCACCAGGACACGGCCGGCCGCGACGCGTGAGCGGAGGTGCCCGTGCCGTATCAAGCGGGCAGTGCCTACGTCTCCGTGGTCCCGTCCCTGCGGGGCTTCCAGACCAAGGTCCGCACGGAGGTCAGGGGCGCGTTCCCCAACGGCCTGACGATCGACGTCACCCCCAAGTTCGACCCGGGCACGGTGCGCGCACAGGCCGCCACCGCCGCGCGGAGCGCCGGGCAGAGCGTCACGTTCAAGGCGGAGCTCGACAAGAGCTCCCTCGCGGACTCGGTCATCGGCGTCGCCGCCCTGTCCCGGGCACTGAAGACCCTCGCGATCCCGGGTGCACTGGTGGCCGCCACCCCGTACCTGGTCAGCCTGGCCGGGTCGGCGGCGCAGGCGTCAGGTGCGATCGCGCTGATCCCCGCCGTAGCGGTAGCGGCTGGGGTGGCCGTGGGCACCCTCGTCGTCGGCTTCCAGGGCCTCGGTGACGCCCTCGGGCCCACGGGAACCCCGGCGCAGCTCAAGAAGGTCGAGGAGGCGATGGCGCGGCTGGCGCCATCGGCTCGGGAGACCGTGTCGGCACTGCGGGCGCAAGCGCCGGCGTGGGACGGCCTGCGGCTGAATGTTCAGCAGCAGCTGTTCGAAGGTATCGCCGTCCGTGTCGGTGAGCTGGCGAATCGCTACCTGCCGGTTCTCAACACCCAGCTCGGCCTCACGGCCGCGCGGTTCAACTATGCGGCGCAGTCGTCGGCCAACGTGCTGATGACACCCCAGTCGCTGTTCGACGTGTCGAGCGCGATGAGCAACGTCACCGCCGCTACGGGCAACGCGGCGCGAGCCGCCGAGCCACTCACCCAGGCATTCCGCGACCTGGTGGTCGTGGGCAGCACATTCCTGCCCCGCATGGGCACCGGAATCACCGACCTCGCGGTCCGGTTCCGGGACTTCATCGCACAGGCCCGGGAGTCCGGGCAGCTGCGGATCTGGATCCAGCAGGGCATCGACGTCCTGCAGCAGCTGTGGTCGATCACCGGGAACGTCGCCAGCATCTTCCGGTCCTTCTTCCAAGGTGCCGCCGCGGACGGGGAGAGCCTCCTCGCGACCCTCGACCGGGTCACCGCCCGGATGGCGAACGCCCTGAACACCCCTGCCGGGGCGGCCGGCACCGCCCAGGTGTTCGCCACCATCCGCGACGTGGTCGGGGCGCTGTGGGACCGGCTGGTGCAACTGTGGCCGGTGGTCGTCGCGGCCGGGGGCGCGTTCGGCGCACTGGTGGTGGCCGCAGCGCCGTTGTCTAGCCTGCTGTTCAGTCTGGTGACGACAGCGCTGGTGCCGATGCTGCGCGCGATCGAGTTCCTCGCCCCGGCGATCGTGCCCGTCGTCGTCGGTTTCGCCGCCTACAGCGCCGCCGTGCGGGGCATCGCGATCGCCACCGCCGCGTGGAACACCATCCAGCTGATCCTCAACGGCACGATGAGGGCCAACCCCATCGGCTTGGTCGTCGCCGCGCTGGCCGCCTTGGTGGCCGGGCTGGTCTGGGCCTACCAGAACTCCGAGACGTTCCGGGCCATCGTGGACGCCGCGTTCCGCGGGGTCGCCGTCGCCGGGCAGTGGCTGTGGAACACCGTCCTCAAACCGATCTTCGATGCCCTGGCCTGGGTGGTCCGGGAGGTCCTCGGTCCGGTCGTCATGTGGTTCTGGACCGCCGTCATCCGGCCCGCGTTCGACGGCATCGGCATGATCGTGTCGTTTTGGTGGAACGTCATCGTCAAGCCGGTGTTCGACCTGTTCGTCTGGATCATCCGGAACGTCATCGCCCCCGCGGTGATGTGGTTCTGGCGAGCCGTGATCCAACCCGCCTGGGACGGCATCGGGGCGATCATCTCCGGGGTCTACCGCACCGTCATCCAGCCGGCGTGGAACGCGATGCAGGCCGGGCTGGACACCCTCAAGGGCTGGTTCGACCGGATCGTGGACGGTATCGGTCGGGTCTGGAATGGCCTCAAACGGCTGCTCGCGGAGCCGATCAACTTCCTGATCAACACCATCTGGAACAACGGGATGGTGCCCGCCTGGAACCGGATAATGGGCTGGATCCCCGGGCTGCCGCGGATCGAGCCCCTCCGGCCCATCGGGGGATACCGCGAGGGCGGTCCGATCAGGGGCCGCGGTACCGGTACCTCCGATTCCAACCTGGCGCGGGTGTCCAACGACGAGTTCATCGTCCGCGCGGCCGTCGCCCGGCGGGTGCCGCACTTCCTGCTGGCGCTCAACGCGGGCCAGTCGGAGGCGTTGCAGGCGGCGGGGCAGGTGTCCGATCGGGCGCACTTCCGGGCGCTGCAGTCCGGGCGGCTGGTGGAAGGTGCGGGACACAACGGTGGCGGTTACTCCACCGTCGGGTTCGGCGGGGTCCGACCGCACGTCGCGCAGGCCGGGCACTTCCTGGCACGGATGTTCGGCATCCGCGACGTCGGTGGTGTCGGCTCGCGACCCGGTCCCTCGGATCACCCGCGGGGTCTCGCCCTGGACTTCATGACCTACCGGGACATGGGCAAGGGTGACCGCCTGTCGGACTACGTGGTGCGTAACGCGGCGCATCTCGCGGTGAAGTACATCATCTGGCGGCAGCGGATCAACGAGGGCCGCGGTTGGCGGGGAATGCCGAACCGGGGCAGCCCCACCGCGAACCACATGGACCATCCGCACGTCTCGTTCCTGGACCGTCCCGGGGCTGGCCGGGACTTCTCCGGGGAGGGCGGCTGGTTCAACCCGATCCCCGGCTGGATCCGGGCCGCGGTGGGGGCACTGGTCAACCCGCTGATCGACCGGCTCCCGCACCCGCCGCCGGCGTTCATGGGCGTGCCGCGGGGGATCGCGACGATGGTCCGGGACAAGGCCCTCGACTTCCTCCTCGGCCAGGCCGGGCCGGAGGACGGCGGCGCTGCGGCCGGGTCCGGGCCGGTGGTGGACCAGGTCCGGGCGGCGATGGTGCCGTTCGGGTGGGCCGGCGGCCCGCAGTGGGACGCGCTGTACCGGCTCGTGCAGAAGGAGTCCAGCTGGAACCCGACCGCGCAGAACCCGTGGTCCACCGCGTACGGCCTGTTTCAGTTCCTCAACTCGACCTGGGCCACCGTGGGGGGCACTAAGACCTCCAACCCGGGGCTGCAGGGCACCTACGGGGCGCGCTACATCAGGCAGCGGTACGGGGACCCGATCCGGGCGCTGGCGTTCCACAACCGGAATAACTACTACGACCTGGGCGGCACCCTCGCCCCGGGGTTCGGCACCTACTGGAACGGCACCGGCGCCCACGAGCGGGTCCTCGACCCGACGAACACCCGCAGCTTCGACACCCTCGTCGGGCTCATCGCCTCCGGGCGGCTGGACATCGGCGCGGACAGCGCGGACACCGCGGGCGGGCCGCTGATCGGGCAGTACACCCAGAACTTCTACGGCAGCGGGCAGGCCGGGCACGGCTTCGACGAGCTGGAGCACCGGATGCGGGTCGCCCGCCGGGGCGGCGTGCACAGCGGCTGACCACCAACCGGGACGGAGCTGGTCGTGCCGAACGAGTTCACCCCCCAGGACTGGCAGGACGAGCGCGCCGGGGGCACCCCGATCAACGAGGCCGCACTGGACCGGATGGAAGGCGGGATCGAGTCCGCCGACGACCGGCTGGACATCCTTGAGCCGACCGTAGCGGCGAAGGTGGACCGGGCCGGGGACACTATGACCGGGCCCTTGGCTGCCCCGACCTTCGTGGTCAACGCGGCCGGTGCGGGTGATGTGCGGTTCGGCACCACCGATGATCCCGCGGGAACCGCGCCCACCAACGTGCTCGACGTGCGCTCCGTGGACCCGGCGGTCGGGGCGGTCTTCGCCAAGCACGTCCCACCCGCAGGGCAAGCGACCAGCCAGCACGCGTTCACCGCCCGCCAGGCGGGGACGGCGGGGACCGGATCGGCCGCCAACTTCACCTCGGATAACGACTTCTCGTGCGTCCAGGTGTCCGGCGTCGAGAAGAACACCGGCACGGTGAAGGTCACGCACCGCGGCTACGCCGACGGTTCGGACAGCGGCGCCGCCGCGCTCTCGCTGGACCTCAAGACCGCCGGTACTGCCGCGCAGGGCATCTTCCTCACCGGCACGGACGGGCCGACCACCGGAAATCTGATCACCGTCCGGAACAACGGCCGCGAGGACTTCACGCTGAAGGCGAACGGCCGGGTCGGGATGGGCCTCGCTATCGGCGGTACCCCCGGCGCCATGCTGGACCTCCTGCAGCCGGACGCCACCACTCCCGGCATCGCTGTCCGCGCGCAAGGCACCGCGTCGGGCAACCTCATCGAGTTCAAGCGGTCCTCCGACGGCGCGGTGCGCACCAGGGTCAGCCCTACATGCCAGCTCGTCACCCAGGAGATCAGCTACTTCACCGGCCCCGGAGTGCAGGTCGGCTCCACGTCTGCGCAATTCGGCGGAGGTTCCGGCGGGATGGTGGGGCTCACCAACGCTGCCACGGTTCCCGCCACAAACCCGAGCGGCGGCGGCGTGCTCTACGCCGAGGCCGGTGCCCTCAAGTGGAGAGGCTCCGGCGGCACCGTGACGACGTTGGCGGCGGCATGAACATCGACCCTGCGGCGGTCCTCGCCCTCATCGGCGACCTCTACGCGCAGGTCGCGCAGCTGCAACGCGCCAACGCGGCGCTCGTCACCGAGCTCGCGGAGGCGCGCGCCGAACAAGGACAACCGGTCGGATGACGTATCCAAGTCCGCTGCTTTACCCGGGCGCCACCGTCTTTCCGTCCGGCGGGCTCCCGCCGCGCTCCGTCGAGGCAGATGGTCTGCTGATCGGACCCGGAACCCCCTACGTGGTCACGAGCATCGCGGCCGGGGGGAAGCCCGCCGGGGAGGTGGGGGACAAGCCCCGCCCCCGGGAGGACGGGGATGTCTTCGGGCGGGACCCGCTGCGGGGCCGGCTCATCCCGATCGAGCTGACCATCGACACCGACTCCTACCTGGCGTGCCAGGCGGCGTGGGCGGCCCTGTCCACGGTGTGGGACGCGGAGCGGGTCCGGGACGCCCCCGGGGCGGTGATACCGCTGCGGATCCGCCAGTTCGACGGCGCGACCCGCACCGTGTTCGGCCGGCCGAACCGGATCGACCCCGCCAACGAGGAACTGATGGACCTCGGCCGCCTCGACGTGGTGCTGGACTTCCGGTGCGGGGACCACAAGTTCTACTCCGAGGAGCGCACCACCACGGTGGGGATCGTCCCACCGCCCTCGGGTGGGCTGCAGTTCCCGCTCACCTTCCCGCTGGCCACCACCGGCCGCGCGGAGGGGGTGGGCGCGATCATCGTCGCCGGTGACGTGGCCGCCTGGGTGGCCGTCACCCCCCGGGGCCCGATCACCACCCCGGTGGCGGTGGTGGCCGGGCAGTGGGAGGCGCAGCTGGACCTGGCGCTGACCGCCGGGCAGTACGTGACCGTCGACCCGCAGCCGTGGTCCCGTCGGGTCCGCCGGGACGGGTTCGCGAACGTGTCCGGGAAGCTCACCCAGAGCTCCCCGTACCTGTCGGAGATGCGAGTGCCGCCCGGCACCCACGACGTGCTGCTCCGCGGCATCGACGCCACCGGCACCGCCTCCATGACCGTGGCGTGGCGCGACGCCCACCTGACCCTGTAGAGGGGGCGACCCGATGGCGTGGAGCGTGCCGGCGTTCGTGGGGGGCGCGAACCACCCCGTCGAAGTGGCGCGGCTGCTGGCCTACGCGGCGTTCGAGCGCCAAGAAGGGGTCCTCGACCCGCTGGACTGCCGGGTGCGGGCGCTGGCCACCCCGGGGACGTCGATCCGGGTCGCACCCGGGGGGACGAACATCCTCGCGAAGGGCGCCGGGGACCCCCGCCAGTCCTACGCGTCCTTCCTCACCTCCGAGGACGTGGTGGCGGTGTCCCCCACGGACGCCAGCGGGGGGCGCTCGGATCTGGTGATCGCGCGAGTGGAGGACCCGAACATCGCCGGGGGCGGCTGGCAGAACCCGGGGGTGAACGGGCCGTTCCAGTTCACCAGGATCCTGCCCGGGGTGCCCGCGACCACCCACGACGTGAAACAGGTCCGCTCCGACTACTCCGCGATCACCCTCGCCCGGATCGACATCCCGGCGAACACCGGAACCATCACCGACGCGATGATCACCGACCTGCGGTCCCTCGCCGAGTACGGCGGGCAGCGGATCGTCGTCATCGAGAACCCCCCGGCCACCCCGCCGCCGATCGCGACCAGCGTCTACGCGGACAACAAGCGGGTCACCTCCGGGACGGTGCTGCCCGGCAGCAACAGCTCCTACATCACCTTCCCGTCCGAGGGGGTGTGGCGGGTCCCGGTGCCCACCTGGGCGACCGGGGTGGACGTCTTCTGCGACGTCAACCCGGTCACCGGCGGCCACGCCTGGGGCTACGCCCGGATGCTGATCAACGGGGTGCCCGGAGTCTCCATCGAGTTCGACGAGAACTTCGCCGGACCCACCGGCGGCTGGTACCGGGTGATGCTGCGCGCCAGCGGCACCCAGCCCATCCCGGCATCGGTGCGGGGGAAGGTCACCGAGTTCCGGCTGCAGGCCCGCCAGCGCGCTGGGGAGGGCTTCACCCTCGGCGACCTCACCGCGAACCTCGGCACGTTCCTCACCTTCCTCCTGGTGTTCCAGCGCCACCCGGTCTACACCTGACGAGGGGGTGGCGGCCGTCGCCTACGTCCCCGCCAGGCACGCCGGGCTCCGGTTCATCGCCCAGGACATCCTCACCGGCGAGTTCCTGCACTGGAACCTCCCCATCAGTCAGGCCGAGCGCACCCACACCCTGTCCGGGCCGGGGGGTATCACCGGCGTCATCGAACCCGAGCACCTGGACCTGCTCGACGCCCGCCTCACCCCGCACGGCACCTGGATCCACGCCGAGCAGGACGGACAGATCCGCGCCAGCGGCATCGTCGAGCCCTCCGCCCTCACCGGGGACGCGCTGTCCGTGGACTGCGCCGGGTTCACCGCCTACCCCGGCCGGGTCCCCTACCGCGGGGACTACGAGGCGATCGGCGTCGACCCCCTCGACGTGGTCCGGCACATCTGGGCGCACGTGCAGTCCTATCCCGCCGGGAACATCGGCGTCACCCTGGACGCCACCACCAGCCCGGTGCGGATCGGCACCCCGCCGCGGGACGTGTCCTTCGAGACCGGCGGCGGCGAGCAGGTCGACTTCCAGGCCGGCCCGTACACCCTGAACTGGTGGACCGCCACCAACTGCGGCCAGGAGATCGACCAGCTCGCGCGAGAGACCCCGTTCGACTACCTGGAGCGCCCCGCCTGGAACGCGGCCCGCACCGACGTGCTGCACCACCTGGTGCTCGGCTACCCCCGGGTCGGGCGCAAACGCACCGACCTGAAGTTCGTGCAGGACGAGAACATCAGCGACGTCGTCCCCGTCGAGGAGGACCCCGACCGGTACGCCTCCGAGGTGATCGTCACCGGCGCCGGGGAGGGCCGGGACATGATCCAGGGATCCGCGGCACTGCCCCCGGACGGGCGGATCCGGGTCCCGGTCGTGCTCGAGGACTCCACGATCACCAGCCGGGACCGGGCGACCGCGGTCGCCCGCGACGAGCTGGAGCGGCGCCGCGCCACGATCGGCGTCAAACAGATCGTGGTCAACACCCACCACGAGAACGCGGTGCTGGGCAGCTTCGCCCCGGGCGACGACATCCTGGTCCAGGCCGAGGTGCCCTACCTGGGGCGGATCGCGCTGTGGCACCGCATCACCGGGTTCACCGTCCCCGAGGACGGCCACGCCCCCGTGTCGCTGCGCCGCAGCGAGACCTTCAACTTCGGGGGCGGCTGATGGCGCGGATGGTCCAGGCGGAGGACGGCTCCTGGGTGCCGGAGTCCTTCTACGCCAGCCAGCAGCCGGTGCGCAAGCTCGCGACCCGGCTGGTGGCGATGGAACACAAGCTGGACACCCTGGAGCGATCCCAACGGGCCCCGAGCCTGGCGTACTCCTCGATCGAGAACGGCTACATCGTCGTCCGGGACGCCGCCGGGAAGGTCCGCCAGGTCATCGGCCGACAGGACGACGCCACGTTCGGCCAGGCCGCCTACAACGGGACCCCCCCGCCGCGGCCGAACACCCCCACCCTCACCCCGATCATGGCCGGGCTGGACGTGGCGTGGAACGGGACCTTCAACGAGACCGCGCCCAAGGACTTCTCCCACCTGCTGGTCTACGTGTCGCCGGTGGAGAACTTCATCCACGGCCCGTCGAACCTGGCGGGCACCCTGTACCGGGCCGGGTCGATCCCGGTGGCCCCGCTGCCGACCACGGTGCACTACGTGCGGTTCGTGGCGGTGAACACCTCCGGGGTGGAGTCCGAGCCGTCGTTCGACGCGTCCGCCACCCCGGCGCAGGTGGTGGCGCAGGCGGTGCTGGACGGCATCGTGGGGGAGCTCGCGCTGGTGGACAGCGCGGTCACCACCGCGAAGATCGCCCCGGAGGCGGTGACCACCCCGAAGCTGATCGCCTCCGCGATCACCGCGGAGAAGATCGCGGCGCTGGCCGTGATTGCCGACAAGATCGCCGCGAACGCGGTCACCGCCGGGAAGATCGAGGCGGGTGCGGTGACCGCGGCGAAGCTCGCCGCGACCCTGGCCATCGTGTCCCGGATCGAGATGTACAAGACGGACGGGACGACGCTGGCGATCCTGCTGGATGGACCCACCGGCAACGCCCTGTTCCGCGGCGAGGTCGCCACTGCCCTGTCCGGGAACCGGATCGTGGTCAACCCGGGCGGGGAGGGGCAGCCGTCGATCCGGTTCTACCCCACCACCGGCAGTGCCTACGCGGACCTGATCTCCACCAACGCAGTGGGATCGTCGGTGGGGGCGGTGGCGCTGCGATCCAGCCTGGATGCGAACGGCAAGTCGTCCCAGGTGGTGATCTACCCGGCCGGTGCGGGTCTGCTGTTCCTGCGCTCGGACGGGAAGCAGCAGGCCAACGTCTCAGCGAACGAGACCCGCTCGGAGATGCGCGGGCCGCAGACCGTGCTCTACGCCAGCTCCCAGTACCTCGACGCGAACCCACGGACGATCGCGTTCGCCCACCAGGGGTCCACCGGCGCGGTGATAGACGCGTCGGTGCTGCAGCAGCGAGCCGTTCCAGAGGCCGTCCTCGCGTCCCCGTCGCAGGATGTGCTGCTCAAGTGGTGGAACGGGAATCTGGAATCACGCAACAATGCGGATAACGGCTTCAAACCAATGCAGGCATCGGCATTCAACGTCAACTCGGCGCGAGCGGTGAAGCAGAACGTCCGGGACCTACCGACACCGGCCCTGGATGTCGTCACGGCAGCGCCGTCGAAGATGTGGGAGTACGTCCCGGCCCCGGCCTACACCGCGGTCGGGGCCATCCCGGACCCGGACGGCGGGCCGGCCCGCGACATCCACCACCCCGCCGAGACCCCTCGGCCCCGCGTCGGGCCGATGGCCGACGACCTACCCGACTACCTCGTCACCGGATCCGGTGACGACCGGGCGGTCGACGCGCACGACAAGATCGGGATGCTGTGGGCCGCGGTCGCCGAGCTGCACGCCGAGGTGAAGGCCCTCGCCGCCCGCCTCCCCGCCCCGCGCGCTCCGTAACGCCGCGTCACGGCCCGCGATGGTTCACTCGATAGCGTCAAGCGATCGAGGGAGTGGCCATGACCGCGCGGAGTACCCTGCGAGACGCGCCTGATGATGGGGCAACCCGGAGGGCACCCGGTAGAGAGTCGGCGGTGGGTGGCGGCCCGGCCGATCGGCGGGGTGAGACCAAACGGGCCGTCCCCCAGCGGGTGATGCTGGTGGTGCTCGCGGTAGCGGCCCTGCTGGCACCCGCCACGCCCGCCGTCGCCGCTCACGGCACCTACGGCGACTACTCGATGATGACGGTCCGCTCCGCCGGGCAGGCCTGGTCGGGCGGGGCGGCAGCCACTCAGTGGGCGTGGGACCCCCGGCCGGACGGGCACTGGGCGTCCTGGGGCGACCCGGCGACGTGGCCACCGGCCTACCGGGAGCGGTTCCTGCGCGCCGGGGACTGGGTGCTGCTCGACGGCTGGGCGGACAACGGCACCTACTACCGGCTCCGGGTCACCGCCGAGTATCTGGGCGACCGGTACTGCCAGGGCATGACCCCGGTCCCGACGGACGGGGGCCGGCAGCACTACGTGCGGTGGGCGGTGCCGAGCACCGGGTACTGCCTCGACGCACAGGGCACCATCGTTGAGGAGTCCTCCGGGAAGGTCGTCACCTTCCGCCACGTGCAGGTGTGGTACCCGCCAGCCTCGTGCTCGAACACCTACCACGCCGGGCGGGTGTGCCTCGCCCAGCGGGAGCTGTGGTGGGACGACAACGGCGGCCCCTACGGCAAGCGGCTCGACCGCACCAACCGGCTCGCCCGCGGCCTGGGGATGGCGTTCACCGTGCGGCAGACCTACCCCACGACGTGGGCCGCGGACGGCCGCTACTACTGGCGCTGGTGACGTTCAGGGCTTCCACTCTGGCCGGAAGTCGTCCCGATCGGCGTAGGGCGCCGCTAGGTGCGTTACGGCCACATGCAGCGCTATCCACGCGCCGTTGTTCGAGGCGTCCGGATACCTCCACCACGACACGCCCGCTAGCCCGTAGGCGCCGATGATCCGGCGCTTTGCCTCGCACTCCGCGAGGACGCGGCCCGGCTCGCCGCAGTCGCAGTCATCGTATTCGGGTGAGGGCTTGTCGGTGAGGCCGCTTCGGTAATGCCAGTCCCTCAGGACGGTACAGCTACGGCAATGCATGAACGGCGCTTCCGTTTGGCGCTCCGCAATCCGCTCCAGCAGGTAGGCGGCCAGGTCCGGTCGCGCATCACCCATGCCCGCATCGTGCCACACGACGGCCGACCTGACCTGCACTGACGATGGAGAGGCGGCACCGATGACGGAACTTCAGCGCTGGAACGTGGGCGCCCGGAAGATCCCTTACGTGGACCGCGACGTCGCCCACGCCGTGATCACCCCCGACGACCCCCGCGGGTACCGCGACCTCATCCGCTCCGACGACGACACCGTCCCGGACGGGACGGACACCACCTACTCGGTGCTGCTCACCGAGGAGGAGGCGGAGCGGTTCGCCCAGGCGAGCAACGCCCGGTTCGTGGAGGCCGACCAGGCCTACGCCGTCCCGGAGCCGGTCGAGGTGGTCGAGCTGGGCCCTAGCGCCGCGTCGGCCGTCATCCCAGAGCACGACGTGATGGTTTGGCTCGGCGCGGACAAGCCGCCAGCGGACGGCACCGACGTGATCGTGGCGGTCATCGACGGCGGCACCACCCGCGCGGTCCGCGACGCGATGGGGTTCCAACTGGTGGCGCGGCGGAACTTCTCCGGCGAGATCGTCCCCGACGACAACACGATCACCACCGACCACGGCTGCCTGGCCGGGGCGCTGGCCGTCCCCCGCGGCGGGCAGCTCGTCGACGCCATCGTCTTCGACCGGAACGGGTCGGCCACCTGGTCCGGCTCGGCGGCGGCGATGCGCTGGTGCGTGGACCAGGGAGCCCAGGTGCTCAACTACTCCGCCGGCGGCGACACCGACTCGAACACGATGCGGGACGCGTTGCAGTATGTGGCGGACCGGGGTGCGGTGGCGGTGATCTCGGCGGGCAACGGCGGCCGGGCGGACTACCTATCCCACCCCGCCCGGCTGAGCGAACAGATCCGGGCGGTGAAGTCGTCCATCGCGTTCACCTTCGACCGGATGCGCGCTTCGTTTAGTGATCACAAGGCCACCGGCTCCGGTTGCGCCCCCGGGGAGCGAGTGCTCACCCTCGGCGCGGACGGGCTGCCCCGCCGCGCGTCCGGGACGTCGTTCTCCAGCCCGTTGATGGCGCAGCTCATCGCGCTCGCGTTCGCCGCGACCGGCGGCCGGCACCCCGTGCTCGAGGTGGCGGAGGCCTTGGAACGCACCGCGCTCGACACCGCCGAGCCGGACGCGGAGGAGGGCGCCGGGGCGTGGAACCTGGACGCCGCGCTCGCCACGCTGGCCCCCGCACCCCCGGCGCCGCTGTTCTACAGCTCCCGCCGCGGCCGCACCTTCCATCGCCTCACTGACGGCAAGCGCGTCCACCGGTGGGTGCGGCGACACCAGGACTTCTTCACCCGCCAGGAAGCCCTCGACGCCGGCCTACGACCCTGCGGATGGTGCCGACCATGACGACCTTCCCAGCAATGAACTTCGTCCTCCTCATCGCCCTGGTCGTCATCGTGGTCGCCGGGGTGCTGTTCATCGCGTACCGGACATCGCGGGACACCGCCGGGCAGATGTGGCAGCGGGAGGCGCAAGCCATCCGGGAGCGCGCCAACCGGCTCCACGACGACCTGGACACGCAGCTCCACGTGAACCGGGAGATCAACGACAAGCTGAGCCGCTTGGAGGCCCTGCCGGACCTGTCCCGGCTGATGACCGCCCTCATCGAAGCGGAGGAACGGTCCGCGGAGCGGCACACCCAACTCATGGCGGCCATCGAGCGGATCCTGGCGCGGTGAGCCTGGAGCGCTACCGGCCGGCCATGCCGGGGCGGCACCCGTTCGAGATCCTCATCCTGGTCGCGATGCTCCTGCTCGGCGGCGGCGGGCTGCTGTCCGGGTCCTACCGACAGGCGTCGTCGCTGGCCCTCCTGCTCGACCCCGCCTGGGTCGTGGTGTGGAACGCCGGGCTGATCCTCGCCGCCAGCGTCGGCCTGGCCGGCGTCGCGGTGCGCGACCTGATCATGTCGCTGCTCGTGGAACGCGTCGGGATGATCCTGCTCACCGCGTTGACGGCCGGGTACGGGCTCGGGATCACGTTCTCCGGGGAGGGCGCCTACGTCCGCACCGGGCTCATCTTCGTGTCCCTGTCCGTGGCCGCGGCGACCCGGGTCGGGCAGATCAGCGGCGACATCCGCAGGATCCACCAGGACCTGCGGGTGGTCGCCGAAGTGCGGAACAGCCGGTGAACATCGCGCAGATCATCATCGGGGTGATCACCGCCCTCGGCGGGCTCGGTGCCACCGCGGCGGCCTTCTCCGCCCGCAGCACCAACCGGAAGCTGCAGGCGGAGGCGCAGAAGTCCGGGGCGGACGCGGCGAGCGTGCTGTCCACCACCGCCGTGGGACTACTGGCGCCGATGCGGGAGCAGATCGTGGTGATGGAGGGCCACCTGCGGTCCGCGAACGCCCGGATCCAGGAGCTGGAGACGCAGGTGCGGGAGCTGACCGCGGAGCTGGAGCAGGCCCGCCGCGACCACGCCCGAGGGTCCTGATGCCCGCCTGGCACTACCCGGTGCGTACCGACCACACCGGCCGTCCGGTCGTCATCGAGGTCCACGACGGCGATACCGTGCGGCTGCTGTGCGATGCCGGCGCGGACGCCGGACTGTTCCCGAAGCTGCGGATCGCCGGGGTCGACTGCCCCGAGCTGCGCGCCCCAGGTGGTCGGGAGGCGCGGGAGTTCACCGCCCAGCACCTCGCCGCAGCCCGCTCGATCACGGTGACCATCCACTACCGCTCGTTCGACAGGTGGGTGGCCACCGTGCTCGTGGACGGGCTCGACTTCGCGCGGGTCCTCATCGACGCCGGGCACGCCACCCCGTGGCCGCCGACGTGACTGATAAGGGGATCACGTGAGGTTCTTCTACGACTGCGAGTTCATCGAAGACGGGCACACCATCGACCTGATCTCGATCGGGATCGTCGCCGAGGACGACCGTGAGTACTACGCCATCGACCGCGACGCCCCCTGGAAGCGGATCTACCGGCACAAGTGGTTGTGCGAGCACGTCCTGCCCAGCCTGCCCCTCCTGCACGGGGACGCGCGGCTCGACGTCCACACGGGACCACTCAAGCGACGACGCAACCCCCACGTCCTCGACTTCCAGGACCCCGCATTCAAGCGGCGCGTGGTGATCGCGGCCGAGGTCGCTGACTTCCTGCTCTCCGGGGACAGCAAACCGGAGCTGTGGGCCTGGTACGCCGCCTACGACCACGTCGTCCTGTGCCAGCTCTGGGGCCGGATGATCGACCTCCCCGAGGGCATGCCGATGTACACCCACGACCTCAAGCAGGAGTGCGACCGACTCGGTAACCCCGAGATGCCAGCTCAGCCCGGCGGCGAGCACAACGCGCTCGCAGACGCCCGCCACGTGGCCGTGATGGCCCGCTTCCTGGACGAACTCGTAGGGCCATGACGTGCGGGCTCTGCGGGCGCCCGCTCACCGGGCGGGCGTCCGCGTACTTCTGCAACGAACAGCACCAGCGGGTGTGGCACGCCAAACGGGCCGATCAAGCGTGGCGGCGACCGCCGCGCCGACACTTCATGGAGGACGCAGCCGTGAGCGTGACCGACGACCCAGCCGATCCTCGCCTAAGCCACGGACCTGACACCGAACCACGCGAGCAGGCCGAGACCTACCTCGTGCTCAGCGACGCCGAGCGAGCCAAGGGCTTCATTCGACCGGTGCGCACCTCGTACCGGCATCTGCTCTGCGGTTCGGTGACCACCATGGGTGATTCGATCGCTCAGACCTATGCGCGGGAGCCCCAGTTCTACGGGTCCACCTACTGCTGCACCTGTCGGATGCACCTCCCGGTCGGCGCGAACGGCGAGTTCGAGTGGCTCGACGGATCGAAAGTGGGCACCTGATGCACCTCGACCCCGAGCCCTACCCGTACTCCGTCGACCCCGCTGACGCGGATCCGGAGGACGCGGCGATGGCGCTCGCCGAGCATGAGCCGTCCGGCGGTCCGTGCGAGGACCGGATACCGCTCGACGCGGCCACCGACGACCCGGACGGCCCGCGCGCCCGGGGGGCGGTTGAGGTGGACTCCAGCCGGTACGTCACCTATCTCGACGGGGTGGACTGACGATGCGTGTCACCAACCTCCCGCACATACTCCGCGGCGCCGGGCTCCCCGTCGTCGTGCACGCTGGCGCCGACACCCGCGGCCAGGGTGAGCTGATCAGCGTCGAGGCCCTCTTCGTGCACCACACCGGCAGCGCATCGATGCCCGGTGCAGTGAACGTGGTCCGCGACGGCCGCGCGGGTCTCCGGGGCCTGCTGTCGCAGCTCGCGGTGGACCCGGCCGGCCGGTGGCACTACCTCGGGTCCCGGCAGGCGTGGCACGCCGGAACTGGCGGCCCGCTGCCCGGGATCCCCGCGAACGGCGCGAACTCCCGCAGCATCGGGATCGAGGGCGTCTCCAACGGCGGGTTCTGGACCCCGGAGCAGCGGTGGAGCTACCCCCGAGGGGTCGCCGCACTCGCCGACGCATTCCGGCTTTCCACCGACCGGATCGTGTGGCGTCATCAGGACTGGGCACCGGGCCGCAAGACCGATGCCGGGGTGTGGACCACCGCCACGTTCCGGCGCGACGTGGACTGGCACCGCGCGGACCTACGAGCAGGAGGCGACGACGACATGAATGGTGAGCAAGACCGGATGCTCCGCGAGGTCCACCAGCAGCTGTTCGGCCCGTGGGACAACCCCGGGCCGCCGGCGGGGCCGGGCCACGGGTGGCCGGTCGAGATGATCGCTCAGACCCACGCCGAAGTCACGAAGTGGCTGCCCTCACGGGATGAGCCTGGCGAGGACCGGAAAGAGGACCGGCTGTTGGGCCAAGCCGCGTCGGCGGCCGGGCGGGCACTGCGCGCCGAGCGCTACCTCATCGCCGTGGACAAGCGGATGGAAGCGCTGGAGGCGAACGTGGCGGCCATCCGGGCGGCGCTGGAACCCCCAAAAGCCTGACCCCGGTCGAGCTGCTCGCCTGGGGCTACCTCGACGCGGCGGGGGTCCGGCACCGGATACTCATCCCCGAGGTCGCCGTCGCCGCGGCCGAGGCCACCGGCTGCGACCTCGCCGTCGGCGCCGCGATGCTCGAGCTGGAGAGCAGCGGCGGCCGGAACGTGTGGGGCCACGACGCGGTGGACACCGGCGGCATCTACACCAAGGGCGCCGAGGTCGATCGGGCCACCTACCTGCGGTACCGGGAGGAGCGGGTCGCCGGCCGGATCCGCACCCAGGGGGTGGGGCCGGCGCAGCTCACGTATTGGAAGTTCCAGGACATGGCCGACGAGATGGGCGGCTGCTGGCAGGTGGAGATCAACGTCCGGGTGGGGTTCGGGATCCTCGCGGGTTACCTCAAGGCGGGCGCGGGCAGCACGACGGGTGTGCGCAACGCTTTGTCGATCTACAACACCGGCAAGCCGGGGGACAGCCCGTATGCGGCGAAGGGACTCCCGCTGGTGGAGCGGTGGCGGGAGGTGCTGGCCGCCGAGCACCGCTCACCCGGACAGGTTTAGCCCCGGCTGCTCGGCTATCTGACGAACGCGGCGCTGTGGGCCGCCGAGGACCGTGAACCAACGCGTCTCGGTCCGCGCATATCCACTGGCGGCCAGCAGTGCCCCGATACCAGGCAGGTGCGCCGCGCCCCAGATCATCACCAACGGTCGATCCTGCGGCGCCGAAAGGGCCGCCTGCACCGCAAGCTGGTTGCGCGCATCCACCACGATCCGCGAGTCCGGCCATCGGTTACGCCACCGTAGCCGCGGTGCCGACCAAGTGGCGAGACGCAGCAAGGCGCGAACCAGTGTCCGGAATCCGGCCGCAAACCACCACGGCGCGCGCTCCAGCTCGTCGAACAGTTCATCAACCGGAGGTACCCGGCGAGGTGCGCCGTCCACCCCGAGCGCCCGTATCAGCTCCAGGTCCGTCATGTCGGCGTTGAGCCACTCGTCGCGCGGCGTTAGGCGAGCGAACTGGTGCGTCAACCCAAGGAACATCCCTAGCCGACGCTGCCCGGTTGCTAGGGCACGGAAGATGTCGAGCACGTGCCGCTCCGGTCCGGTGAAATCCGCCATCTGTTCACCGGCACCCTTGCGAACCCGTTCGTAGTGGACGACCGCCCCCTCGGCCTCCCTGGCGCTGACGAACTCTGCGACCTGGCGGTAGTAGTGGTCGTCGCCGATGTGGGCGGTGCCCACGACGCTGATCTGGTGCTCGGTGGTGGGGTGGCGGTAGGCGTGCACGGCGATCTGCAAGCGACGCCCTCGGATCCTGACGGCCGCACTGCGCCAACGCTCAGGCATGAACATCACCCGTCTTTGAGGGAGGTGGGCCGTACTTGGCGGCTTGCTTCCTGCACCGATCACTGCACCAGATCTGAGGGCGCCCCGCTCGGCATGGTGGTGGAAGTTCTGCGTAGCACCATAGGCAGGTATCCGAACACCCCTGCCGGGCTCCCGGGCTCGCCAGACGACGCGCAGGTGTCTCGCTGTGAATGAAGTTGTACTTAGGCGACTCCGTCTTGATGGCGGCTCGCTCGGTGGCGGCGGCCGTGTCGTGATCAGCAAACGGCTGCCTCGTGTGGCCCGCGACTTCATGCCACCACGGCTGCACTCGTGAATGCTCCGCCAGGCGCTGGCGCACATCCACCGTCTTGCCTACGTAGAGCAGGGCGCCGGCGTGGTCAAAGATCCGGTACACCCAGTGAGCGGTACGGTTCACCACGTCGACTCCTCCAAGTCGGCCACGCCCCGGGGCGGTTGCCTCCGTCGCCGGGGTCTCTAGCGCGATCCTATCGCATCAAAACCGCAGGCCAGGGGACATATGACGCCGAGTCGGCGCCTAGCTTGATTCTTTGACCTCTCCGGTGCCATCCCATGCCCCAACCACGGAGGGGAGCAGGGATGACGGACCCGGCCACGGCGCGCAGGTCGCGGGCCGGGTTCGAGAGCCCGTGGCCGCCGGCGGTGTCCCAGGTCGCCGTGCGGGTGTGGCGGCTGCTGGTCGAGATGGTCTACCACGTCGGGGACGGCCGGATACTCCGCGTCCCGGCCGGGCAGGAGACGGACTGGGCGAGTGTCCCCCGGCTGCTGCGGTGGGCGCTGGACCCGATGACCGGCGCGGCGGCGGCGCTGCTGCACGACTACCTGTGGCGGGTGCTCTTGCCCGCGGGGGTGATGGGCTACCGGGAGGCGGACCGGATCCTGCGGGAGGCACTGCTGTCGCTGCGGGACCCGGAGACCGGCGAGCGGATCGTGGACCGGTTCACCGCGTGGGTGATGTGGGCCTCGGTGCGGATCGGGGCGCTGACCCGGCGCGGTGGGTGGCGCGACTGGCATCGCGACGCGCTGCCGGTGCTGGGGATCATGCTCCCGGTATCGGTGTTCCTCGCGGTCCCGACCGTGGTGGTGGCCCTGTTCGTGCCGTTCATCTGGCTGGCGAAGTGGTTGAGCCGCTAGGGCACAACGCCCTGAGCCGCCGCCTAACAAGATCCATCGACCGTCCTGGTGTCATCGGATGCCGAATCCACGCATAGGAGAGACCTCTCGTGACCGTGCACGCCCGCCGTGTCCTCGACCGCACCGCCCGGACCGCGATCCAAGCCCTCGCCGCGTACCTGATCACCGCGAACACCCTCGGTGGCGTCGAGTGGAACACCGCGGCGCTCGCCGTCCTGTTCGCCGCCGTCACGTCCCTGCTGCAGGGCATCGTGGACCTCCCCGCCCTGCCTCTCGGGTGGGGCGGGGACGTCCTGGGCCGCGCCCTGCGGACGTTCGCCCAGACCGCGCTGGGCTCCGTCGCCGCGGTCACCGTCCTCACCGACCTCGACTGGGGCACGGTGCTGTCCGCGTCCGCCCTCGCGGCGCTCACCAGCGTCGTCACCAGCGCCATCGCCACCCCCGTCGGGCCGCGCGGTACCCCCGAGCTGTTCGGACCATCCGCGGCTCGCACGCCCCGGAGCCACTAACCCCCCTGGACCCCGCTGGGACTCCGACACCTCCCGGCGGAACCCGGCCCGGCCGCAGGTAGGGCGAAACCACCTTCGCCCCGCGTCAGCTCCGTGGTGGGAGTAGCGGCCGGGCCGGGCAACACGAGGGAGGTGACCGGTGAGCACACCGCTGCCGCTCGATCAGGGGACCGACCGCACCATCCGCGTCACCGGCATCGCCGACGACGAAGACATCCCGCTCGACGTCACTGGGTGGGCGGTGGTCGCGCAGGCCCGGCCCACCGCCACCTCCTCCGAACTGTGGGCGCAGTGGAGCACCGCCGACGGCACCGCCACCGCGACCGGCACCGAGGTCCGTCTCGCCGTGCCGCACGCCACGTCCTCGACGTGGGCGGCGTGGGCCGGACGCGTCGCCGAGGTGCACATCGAGATCACCGAGCCCGTCCCGCCGAACCGGCGGGAGCGGTTCAAGGCCCGCATCTACCTCGACCCCGAAGGCGTCCGATAGGAGACCCTCGTGCTCCGTCTACTCCGCATGACCCGCAACTGCGTCGCCTGCGGGCAGCGCGACGACCACCCCCGCCACGTCGTCGTGGTCTCCCCGACCGAGGACGCGAACTTTCACCTCGACTGCCACGCCGCGATGGACCCGCCGTGCGAGTCCTGCGCCCACCAGACCCGCAACCAGGGCAAGGCACGGGGTGATGACTTCCGCGAGATCCTCACCACCCAAGACCAGGAGAGCTGAGCCATGGCCGGCGTCACCGTCGACGAGTCCCACCGCCTACTGAACGCATCGTTCGGGCGGGTCGCCTACCCCGCGCCGACCACGCCGATGATGCTGGCGCTGGCGACCGCCACCTCGACCGACACCACCCCGGGCACCGAAGTCACCGGCGGGTCCTACACCCGCCAGGCCCTAGACACCGCGAACGCGCCCGCGAACAAGCGGCTGGGGAACTCGGCGTCCGAGGTGTTCACCAACATGCCCGCCGTGACTGTGTCCGACCTGGACATCTACGACTCGTCCGCGACCCCGCGCCGCAGCTGGTACGGGAAGCTGAGCACGGCTCGGACGCTGGCCGCTGGGGACTCGTTGAGCTTCGCCGCGGATTCCATCGGCGCGTCCCTGGGGGTGTGAGCGATGACCACCGTCAACGTGATGGACCCGTACTTCGGCGCCAAGGGCGACGGGGTCAGCGACGATACTGCCGCGTTCCGGAAGGCCCTGGACGAGATCAACAAACGGAAGTTCATCGGCTCCCGCGCGGTGTGGGGCGGGACCGTCTTTGCCCCGCTCGGGGTCTACCTGGTGTCCCCGCTGGGGAAGATCCCGCAGCACTGCGGGATCGAGAGCGACTCCCGGAGCACCATGCTGCTGGCCAAGCCCGGCTCCGTCGGACCGATGGTCCGGCTCGCCACCTTCCACTCCCGCATCCAGTCCATCTGCATCGACTGCAACGACCAGGACGGCGTCACCGCCGGGGTGGAGATGCACGAGGCGCAGGAGATGTCGGGCGTGTTCGACTGCCTCATCACCCGGTGGAAACATGTCGGGATCGAGGTCGTGCAACGCGAGGACAGCCAATACAACCCACAGCACATGTCGGTAGATGACCTGGAGCTGTACCCGTCAAGGTATTCGACCGCGGACGCGGTCGGGCTGTGGGTACGCAACGGTGTGGCACGAGCCGGCTCCATGCGACACATCACGGTGAACGCGGCCGGCCGCACCAGCGAGCTGGGCTACACCCCGGCCGATTCATACGCGATCAGGGTGGACGGGACGCCTGCCTTCAAGCTGAGCGAGATTCACACGGAGCACTGTGAGACCGGAATCGGTGTCGGGATGAGCGGCCCCCAGTCGGCCCGGGGCGGCATCATCGACGGCTTGGGCTGCAACAACCACACGAAACACGCGATCCGGTTCGGCCCGTACACCAGCAAGTGCGTCGCGCTCGGCGTCACCAATGAGAACCCAAACCGCCCGGCGGACGCGGTGACGATCCGGGACGACGTGCGGGGCACCACGGTCACCGGCCCCGTCGGCGCATACACCACGGCGTGACGGGCAACGACACGGAAACGAGCCGCTGATGGCACTGTGGAGCGACGGGCAACCCTTCCGCGCGCCGTTCTCCAACCCGGACGGGTCCGGGCTGGCGTGGACCAACATGCCCGCCGCCGACACCGAGATCTACGGCAACCTGGTCCGGCGGCAACTCATCGGCGCGGAACTGTTCACCCGAGCGCGCATCGTGCTCGCCCTCACCGCCGCCGCGACCGCGACAGCCCAACTGCGGCTGCAGTACTCCCTGGATGGCAGCGCATGGGCGGATGCCGGGGCGACCCCCATCGAGTTGCTGCTGGGCACCGCAGGCGGACTCAGGTGGGGCAGTTGGGGCACCCTGGTGCCCGCGGCCCGCGCGGACGCGCTCTGGCGCCTGCTGGGCTCCGGCGGAGACGGCGTCGTGGACCCCGCTATGCGCGGCATCGCCGTCGAGTACCAGTAGGGGGCTGTTGTGGTAGTCGAGTCGTCCGGGACCCAGGTCGCCACCGTCGGCGCCGATCACAGCCTCGCCACCCCCACCACGGGGAAAACCCGGGTACTGCTCGTGGACACCGCGGAGATGGTCGCCGGGGACACGGTGGTGCTGGGGTTCTTCGGTCCCGTCCTCGCCGGAGGCGTATCACGGCGGATCGTGACGACCACGTTCGTCGGTCCGGTTGCCGATCCGCACACCCAGTCCCCGCCGATCGTCATGCCCCAAGGTGGAAGCATCCTCCTGCAACAGACCGAGGGAACCGGCCGGACATACCCCTGGGCGCTCGTCACCCTCGACTGAGGTAGGAGGGCGGCGTGCGCGCCTACCACCTCGCGTACTACCTCACCGCTGCGGCCACGACCCAACCGGCAGCAGCGGCCCTCGATGCAGCAGCCGACATCACCGCCGGGGCGACCGTTACCCGAGCCGCCGCCGCCAGCCTCACCGCCGCCGCCGACCTGACCGCCGCCGGAACGGCCACCGCACCCGGCGCAGCGACCCTCGCGGCCAGTGCGTCCCTCACCGCAGACGGGACCACTACCCGTCCCGCGTCCGCCGACCTGGCCGCCGGGGCATCCCTCACCGCGGACGGGACCGCTGGGCGACCGGCAGCAGCGACCCTCGCGGCAGACGCGGCCCTCACCGCCGGCGCCACAGCCACCACCACCGGCGCCGCCCAGCTGGCCGCCACTGCGGCGCTCACCGCGGACGCCGTCGCGCACCGCCCCGGGGCCGCTGCTCTCGCCGCGGACGCAGCCCTCGCGGCTGACGCGGGGCGCACCACGGCAGCGGGCGGCACCCTTGCTGCCGCCGCGGACCTGACCGCCGCCGCCACCGCGACCCAGGGCGCCGCAGCCCTCACCGCAGTGGCCGAGCTCGAGGCCACCGCCGGGGGCTTCGCCGGGACCGCCACCCTCACTGCCGCCGCGGCGCTCACCGCCGCCGAGCTCATCACCCGACCCGCAGCAGCCGCCCTCGCTGCGGGTGCCGGGCTCGACGCCGCCGGGGACCGGACCACCACGGGCACCGCGAATCTCGCCGCCAGTGCCGGCCTCGCCGCCGGGGTACAGGCCACCGCCACCGCCGGGGCCGCCCTCGTCGCGTCCGCCGCACTCGACGCCCCAGCCTTCACCGAGACGGCCGGGGCGGCGCTGCTAGCCGCAGCGGCCACCCTCGTCGCTGAGGCGTTCGTCGGCGGCACCTACGCCTGGCCGCCCCGGGCCGGGCCGATCACCGTGCAGCGGGTCGCGACCGGGGCGGTGTCCGTGCCGCGGGTCGCCACCGGAACTGTTGGCGTTGAGCGGGTCGCCACCGGAACTGTCGGAATCACCTGACCCGGGGCGCTACCCTCAGCCCAGCGGCGGGGGCGACCTCGCGGTGACGACCGGGACCAGTGCGCTATGGCGAGGACTGGGCGTGCATCGGCCAACCTGACCCCGGTGCCCTCGCCGCTGTCTACTGCCCGTCCAGCCACGCCGCGCCCATCGCATCCGCCCCCGCGGCGTGCAGCTGCCTGCGCCCGAAGTACACGTCCGTGGTCATCGACACCTGCGCGTGCCCCATCAGGTCCGCGATCATCCGGTCGTCCAGCCCCATCCGCTTCCACTCGCTCGCCGCGGTCTTGCGGAACACGTGCGACGTCACCCACTCGTAGCCCGTCCCGGCCAGCGCACCCCGCAACGAGCGCGAGGTGTTCCGCCCGTCCCGGTAGGTCAACGCCGCGGACGGGAACACCGGCTGAGCCTCCGGGAGCTCGACCTCGAACCGCGCCTTGCGGGCTGCCAGCATCTCCACCACGAACGCCGGCAGCGGGATCGCCCGCTGTGCCGTCTCCGTCTTCCCCTCGTGCCGGATCAGGCCCCGCCCGGTCACCCGGACCACGTTCCCGCTGATGTTCACCACCGGGAGCTGCCGCAGCCCGTCCGCACCGACGACCTGGGCGACCGCGAAGTCCCCCCACCGCACCCCCAGGCACTCCCCGATCCGCACGCCGGTGCCGAGCATGAACATCACCAGGTCCGGCAGGTCCGCAGCCACCGCCCGCGGGTCGACGGCCAGCGTGGCGAGGAGGTCGGTGCGTTCCTGCGGGGTCAGCGCCCGGGGGGCCTTGCGGGTGCCGCCCTTGATCCGCGCGATCTGCCGCACCGGGTTCGTCGTGATCGCGTCGTCGTCCACGGCGGCCTGCATCACCCCCATCAGGACCGTCTTGACGACCCGCAGGGTGGACGCGGACAGGTTGTGCTCGGCGCGGCGTTCCTCGAGGAAGCCCTTGATGGCCGACGGGGTGACCTCCCGGAGCCGGAGCTGACCCATGCCGGGCCGGACGTGCCGGTCCAGCAGGCGCCGGTAGGTCTCGACGGTGGTGGGCAGGAAGTCTCGCTCCGCGGTCGCCATCCACACCGCGGCGGCGGCGTCCACGGTGTGGTGCGGTTTGAGCTTCCCGACCGCCCCGGGGCCCTTGAGGTCGGCGAGCGCCTCGTCGAGGGCGCGCAGCGCGCCGGTCTTTGACGGCCCTTGCCGGATGACGCGGACGGTGTCGCCGTCCAGCTTGCGGAATCGGCAGGACGCCTCGAACCGCTTCGGGCCGACCTGGCGGGGTGTGGGGATCTTCCCGTGCTCCCCGAGGGGGATCGGCGACCGCGCCACTGGGCACTCCCCGGATCAAGATCAACTAGGATAAGCGGCAGGACGATCACTGTATCGTCCCTGCCGCCTACTTCGCCATGCCCTCTGACCTGCGGACATGGTGCGCCGCCAGGGACTCGAACCCCGAACCCGCTGATTAAGAGTCAGCTGCT